ATTCTCTCAGCGTTGAACTGGTTCGCAGAAGGAACTATCATTTTAACTCCTTTTGCTGCGATTCTTAAACCTCTTTCATCAGTGATAGCAGCGATATCAATCAATGCTGTTTCTAATGAAGTTTCGTTTAAGTCAGCTTGTGTTTGCAAAGTGTTTGCTACGTTACCCGCGATTGTTGGGTGAGCTGTAGAAAACAAGTTAACGCCGTCACCTGTTTGAAAAGCAGTTCCAGCTGCGATTGCTGGTAAACCATTATTCAAAGGTGCTGCACCTTTAACTTCTTTTGCATTGGACATAGATCTTGCAAGAGCTTTTGTGTATCTAGAAGAAAGTCTGTCATAAAGGTTGTCCTCTATTGCTTCTTCTGTGATAGCGAAAGCTAAAGCGATCGTTTCCATTGTGTATCTAGCAGTATAAGTTTCTTGTGCATCATCGTATGATACGCCAGCTCCTTCTGCTTTTACATCTGCGTTTGCAAAGCCAGATAACATTACTTCCTCTTCGAAAGCTCTGTCTGATGACTCTGTGGCATAAATCTCAGCGTGCTGATTATCATACCTTTTATATTCCAGGCCGAATAGTGCATTCAATCCTGGCTCTAGTTCTTTAACTAGTTGTGCTCGTGATATAGCCATAATTTATCTCCTATTCTCCTATTACGCGCTTATCGTTCCAGTACCAAACCATTGAGATTTGTTAACAACTACAACAACTGAAGCGAAACCTGAAAAGTTTGCTAATGCAGGATTAGTTTGAGCAGCTGTTGTTAGATCTTCGTTTTCAGGATCTTCAGCTGATCTTAATAATCTCCATTGATTGTTGATGTCGTGTACTGTTCCGACTGTTAATTGTCCATTTGATTGTCCAGATATAGTAGAACCGGAAGCTGTTGTAGTTCCTTCTGCTCTAACTGTCAAACCATATGTTCTTCCCATGTTAGCTTGTGCTGCATCGCCATTTGCACCTAAACGTGCATCTAACTGAACAACATATTGCTGCCATGGATTATCTATTACAAATGCATCCGTATCTCCATTGTTCGTATTTGCATCTGGCACTGTGCCACCTGAATAGAACGAAGAGAACGTTGGCTTTAATGTAGTTGCGCTTGTGAAAAAACAACCATTAAATACACCAATCGTTGGATTAGTAATAGCATCTTGTGAAGTGACTATATACCCCGCATCTACATTCGCACCTGAAGCACAGTCATACTGTACTGGCATTCCCATGTAGAGAGAAGTTGGATAGCCACTGTCGATTTTGTATTTGCTCTGACCGCCAGTAGAAGGTGCTCCACCTAATACTCCAGCCGGGATCAAACCAAAACCTTGCGTGTTTCTATTTGCCATTATGTTTCTCCTTATGAACCTGCCGTCGTGAAACGGCCTCCAGTTCGGTTTATATTATTCGTTGGTGTTGAGAAATATTATTTCTTAGTACCACCGAAGTTTTTGCTTGAACGCTCGAATTTCATCGGCATTCGTTTGTCCTGATCCTTCAGTAAGTCGGCTTCTACAGATTCGTCTTGACCCTCAGTTTGTCTTCTCTGATAATCAACACGACTTTGTGCGAGTTCTTCAGGTATCCTTGCCAGGAGAAGGCCACCTACTCCAATGACTCCAGCGTATTTTCCATCCATGACAATTGGGTAAGAATCACCGTCATCGTATTCGTCAGCTCTCACTAACTCATAACCAGATCTCAATCTACCGTGAATATTCTTAGTATCATTGAAACCCATTGACTCTGCTCTTATCCATCTGTGCCTGAATCCATCGGGCGCTGCAGGTGCATCTAGAGATGATGGGGGCTTGTACTCTTTTGGTCTTTCAGTCTTTGACCGAGTTCCAGCCGCACGAGAAGTTACTTTTTCGTTTTCTTTTTTCATATGCTTATGCTCCTTCCGTGAGTTTTAATTGTTTTGCATATTCTTCGAGTGGCACACCTAATTTTTTAGCTATTGCTACTTGAGACGATGTGAGTCTCACTTGTTTGCGACCAGGTTTTGAGCTTCTTGTTGCTGAAGCTACCGACTGAACGGCCCTGCTCGGTTGCTTAGTTTCATTATTACCAAATTTGTGCCCGAAGTCAACTCTAATCCTTTTATCAATCTCTTCGTAATATTCTTGAGATTTAGGATCAAAGCCTTCTTTTTCTACTAGATCTTTGTGAATTTCGAATGCAGTAAATGTCATAGCTCTGTCTTTTCCAAACCATGTATTTTTTGCAGCCCAATCTTCAGCCATAGGATCAGCTTGAGGCATTTGTTGTGGTGTTTGTTGTGGTAATTGTCCACCGTCGGATAGTTTTACAGGAGTTTCCTGTTCAACTGTTTGTGTTTTTCTTTGCTTTAATTTAGCATCTTCAAATGCTAATTCAGCAATTCTTTTGTTTGCTTGAACTTGCGCAGCCGCATCCTGACTTTCAATAGCAGTTGCTAATTGTTTTTGAACTGCATCCATTTCAGATTTTATAGACTCTGCAAATTTAGTGTTGTACTCAGAATCGACTTTATTAAATTTTTCTAAATCTAATTTTCTTTTCTTTTCCAAAGACTCAGCGTATTGTAGAGCAGCAGCTTCTCTTCTTTCTGCCTCTCTCATTTTACGTGTAAGTTTTGCAATACGTGATTGCACCCCTTTACTGTAGTCTTCTAATTTTTCATCTTCCTTTTTTTCTGTTTCTTTTTTCTCTGCTACTGTTTCTTCTGTCGTTTCTTCTGGAGCAGTATCAACTACTGCTTCATCTTTTTTTTCATCCAAAGTTACATCGACCTCTGGGCCTGATGTATCTATATCTACCATTGGTTCAGTAGACACCGGACTTTCTTTTTTCTTTTCCTCTTCTGGCATAGTATCCTCCTATGTTAGTATTTGTGCAGGATATCTGTTGGATCCTGTACGGTTGCCAATATTTCGTCATCATTAAGAAGACGAACTTCTCCACCCTCAATTTCTATTCTAGATCCAGCATAACGTGCAAAGACTACCCAGTCTCCGACTTTACACCATGGACCATCTTTAAATCTATCTTTATCATTATAACAATCTGGACCCATTGCTAGTACGTTTCCGCACTGCGATGCAACTTGTTGTCTATCAATTGTTTCTGTACCCATGATAATTCCACCATCAGTTTTTTCTTTCATTCTAAATGGTAAAACTAACATACGCCAACCAGTTGGTTTAGGTAATTTTGTAGTTTCTTTAGTAACTTCTTTTTTAGGTTCTTTTTTGTATTTGTCTAATAGACCTGTTTTAATTTTTGGGACTTCTTCCTTGGAGGTCGACGACGTTTCCTGTGTTTTCATTTTTTGCTCCTTCATCTTGTTGCAGGTTAGAGATTTCCTGACGCACTGATTCCAGTGCATTAATCTGTCCTATTATATACTTATAAGTTTCCATATTGTCAACACCCCCTGACGTGACAGTCAAAGCTAGTTGATTAACTCTATTCTTAATTCTTTTTATTAGTTGCTCTAATACTTGTTCTGGTTCCATTATTTTTTCCTTTTTTTATCTACACCTTTTATTTTTTTCTTATTCTTTGAAGCATAAAATACAGCTTCACCTTTTTTCTTGCCGTATTGTTTTTTCATAGACTTCATTATTTTTTTACCTTTTTCTGTTAGTGGCATTTCGTATTGCTTCCTTTCCTTTTCTAGCTATTGATGCAACTTTGCTTTTACCCATTACTTTAGCTCTTTGTTCCATCACGGTTAATATTTGGATTTTACGTGCAAAAGGTTTTTTTACACGTTTTACTTTTGCAACAGTTGCTCTTGCATCTGCTGGTGTTGCAAATTTTATTTTGACTGTATCTTTAGGATTTTCATCCGTATACAATCTTCTTCCTGAACCTTTAGGCTTTTTTCCCGTTCCTTTTTTTGG